AACACCTCCTCGACATTAAGCGAGGCTCAGTGGATTGCATCGCTCAAGGGAGCCACCGGCAACACGGGTGCCACCGGGAAGACGGGCAACACGGGTGCTACCGGGAAGACGGGCAACACGGGTGCGACCGGGAAGACGGGTAACACGGGTGCCACCGGGAAGACGGGCAACACCGGAGCCACGGGCGGCACGGGTCTTTCGGCCTACGAGTCGTTCAAGAAGCTGAACACCTCCTCGACATTAAGCGAGGCTCAGTGGATTGCATCGCTCAAGGGAGCCACCGGCAACACGGGTGCCACCGGTAAGACGGGCAACACGGGTGCCACCGGGAAGACGGGTAACACGGGTGCTGACGGATCAAAGTCTATCATTGCCCAGCGCACGGACGCAAATAATCTCAAGACCTTTGCCACATGGAACGGGTATTGCGTTGCAGGGAAGTCGACAGACTGGTATGTGAGCAACGCCGCAGATTTCGCCGTGGGCGACATAATGATTATTCAAGGAAAGGTAAGCGACCGTGGAAACTCCGCTATAACCTTTCATGCAAAAGTCACAAAGATAAGTGGCACGACAGTAAGCGCGACCTACGCATCGCATCAGTTCGAGCCATATGTGGCATTCAACAAGTCCACTAATATTCTTTCAATCAACGGCACTGCTGTTTCTGATTCTTTGAAAGGCGCGACCGGGTCAAAAGGTTCTACTGGTGTAACCGGGGCTACCGGAGCAACCGGGAAGACGTTCCGCCCGGTGGTGTCAGGAAGCACCATAAAGTTTGTTGCCGGCACCGACACCTCCAACGTGTCAATCTCAGGGCTTGCGACAACGGCGACTCTTAACAGCAAGGTCACTGAGCTCAACACTGCCATCGGCAAGAAGGCGGATGCGTCGGCGGTTGAGACGTGGACGGAGAAGGTCATTGACCTTACAGCCTTGGATAGTGCGAAATGGTACCCGGTGGTATTTACTCTGACAAGTAGCACGAAAAGTAGTCTGCTGGTCTCCAACAGTTCCACTGTCAAGACAACATATGGCACCAACACGGTAGAGGATGGCAAGGGCAAGTTCTGGTGTCGCGTCGCATGGGAGGTGTTCGGAAGTGGCTGGGGAGCTGTAACTGACCTGCAAAGAAAGATTCTGTCGGTGACGACAGGCTTTATCAAGTCCGGCGTAGTGGTGTGTGGGAACATCGGCCAGCTGACCAATGCCTCAAAGGAATACATCCTCCTGAAGGGGGGCGGGAAATGGAACTGCAAGGCCACGAATTGCTCATCGATTGACCTTATAACAGACAAACTCACCCTCAATGCCGGCACAAAAAGCGAGCAAAGCGTATCGAGCACCACTACAGCTCCGGCGTTCCCGGCGCTGACCCTTGTGACGCAGACCAACCTTGCCACGGCAAAGGCTGAGATTAACACCGCTATAGCCTCAAAACTGAACACGTCCGACCATACTTTCGACAAGATCCAGGGAACTGCCACTGCGGCACAGATACCTAATCTTTCTGCCTCAAAGATAACCTCCGGTACTCTCGGGGCAGACCGTATTCCGGCGCTTTCGGCCTCCAAGATAACCTCCGGCACTTTTGGGGCAGACCGCATCCCGGCGCTTTCGGCCTCCAAGATAACCTCCGGCACTTTCGGGGCAGACCGCATCCCGGCGCTTGCAATATCGAAGATAACCAACCTTCAGACTACGCTCAACGGCAAGACCACTCTCGCGGCTGTAAAAGCCCTCGGGGTGAGCACGTTCACCAACGATGCCCATTATATCAAAATCGAGAACACGAGCGAGGACAAAGGCCTTGACCACTTCCAGGTGCAGGACATCGTGGAGATGAAGCCCGGAAGCCCGACCGATATGATAGTCACCGGCAAGCTGCTTTCATTGTGCTCCGACACCGCGTGCTACAATTTCAAGGTGCCGGAGGCCGGGACGGCGGACTACGCCAAGAGCTCGTCCGGTAATTTCACCAACACGGTGACAATCACCAAGGACGCGGCGCAGGCGCACCTCGCGTTCTGCAGGGCAAGCTACAACTATATAGCCGCCACACAGGCCGGCGGGAAGCTCTGCCTCGTGGCCAACGGGAAGTCATGCGCGGCATCCGCCAACGCCCAGATGATTGTTGACAACACCTACATCTATCCCGGCACGACCAACACTGTGAACCTTGGGAGCGAGACGCTGAGATGGGGCACGGGGTATTTCGCGAACAGGCTCATCGTCAGCGCCGACAACGCGTTCACTGACAACCCGAACAAGACGCCAACCTATCATACCGGGAGCAAGTATGGCGCAGGGTACATGGAACTGGCGGCGAACACCCCGTTCATAGACTTCCACACCACGAAGGAGGCCTCGACGAAGGACTACCACGCCCGCGTCATCCTCAATGACAAGAATACGCTCAACGTGATAGCCACCACCCTTAAAGTGACCGGCAAGATACAGGTGACAGGCACGATAACGCAGTCAACGACATCAGACAGGCGTTACAAGGAGCGCATACAGGACGTGGACTGCCTCGCGGCCATCGACCGCATGGGCGACGTGGTGTCATACGTCTACAACGCAATGGCCAAGGCACACAACCCGGCCATTGATGCCGCCAGGCGGCACACCGGCCTGATCTATCAGGAGGCGCGGAAAGCCGGGGTCCCTGGGCTGACCGGGGAGGACGAGAGAGGCTTCGGCTATGTCAACTACCTCTCCCCGGACTATCAGGCAACCTTGCTCGGCGCAGTCAAGCAGCTCCGCCGGCAGGTGGCCGACCTGAGAAGAGAAATAAACGAGATAATAACTAATCAATAACCAATCAATTATTTGCATTATGGCAAAATTACAAGTGAATTCACGCAAAGTGAATGCGACAGCAGAGTTCGATAACGCAGTGATCAACGCAGACATCTTGACCATCGGAAACGTGTACGCAGGAATCGAGAACGGCAATGTCTTCGACCGCGACGGGAACCAGATGGCCTCGTTCTATCAGGCCGGAGCCGACCTTTCCCTCTACTTCTACAACTGTGGCGACCGCCCGGCGGTGTATGCTATCGTCGAGGAGTTCATCGCGGATGCAATGGCATCTTTCGCTGAGTGATCACCCGCCGGGGAGCATTGACCCGCTCCCCGGCTTCCACCTTAAATTAAACAGCAATGATAAACGAGCTAAGTGAGATACTTATCACGGCCATCAGTGCCGTAAGCGGCACGGGCGGGATTGCCGGCGTGCTACTGTGGAAGCACAACAAGAAGGTGCGCGAGCTTGAGCGGCAGCTGAAGAACGCCGAGGTGAGCAAGGCGAGGATCGAGAGCAAGACCGACGAGTGGCACCTGTACAAGGAGCAGCTCGACACTGCCAACGCCCGGATTCTCGACCTGTTGAAGGTCAACGCCGAGAAAGAGGACAGGCACATGTCTGACCTCAAGGAAAAAGAGGAGCGGTTCAACGCGCAGACCGACTATCTGAGGGGCGTGCAGCGCGACCTCATGAAAGCGTTGGAACGTGAAAAGGAACACATCCGCAAGGAGGGTGTGCTTGAACGCCGCGTGGCTTATCTGCTCAATTGGCTGTGCAAGAAGAGCGACTGCAACCACGGCATCCCTCCACGGGACCGCCTGACCAATCAGGAGTTTGACGAAAGCCAGATAGAAGAAGAAACATTAACCAAACAATGACAACTATGCTACGACACAACAACTGCAAGATTGACACCATCATGATACACTGCACGGCCACGCCTATGGGCAGAGAGGTGAGCCGGGAGGAGCTTGACCGCTGGCACAAGGCCGAACGCTTTGAGCCTTACACAGACCCGAAGACCGGGAAGAATACTTATGCGGGCTATCACATTTTAGTGCATTTGGACGGCTCTTATGAACGTCTGCGCCCCGATGAGCACCGCGGACAGCATTGCCCTCAGAGCAATATGAACAACCGCGCTGTGTCCATCAGCTATGTCGGGGGTGTTGACATCAACAACAAGCCTTGCGACACGCGCACGGAGGCGCAGAAACGAACTCTGCTCACGCTTGTGAGGACAATGCGGGCGCGTTACCCCGATGCCCAGGTAATTGGGCATCGGGATGTCCCGGGGGTTCGCAAGGCGTGCCCGAGTTTTGACGCAAAAAGAGAGTATGCCGGCGTTTAACATCAACCGCGCACGCATGAAAAGAGAACATTGACATCACGGGAACCGCCTAAAATGTTAAAATAGGAAATATTTCTACGAATATTTGCAAATAATAGAAATATTTCCTATCTTTGCATTGTTAAAATATAAACGGATTATGAAATATAAACAATTTCACCGCTTTATAAAAGAAAACGGATGGGTCGAAGTCAGACAGCGTGGAAGCCATGTGCTTTACGTCAAGGACGGTCATCCGAGACCAGTACCAGTCCCTCTACATACGGGAGAGATACCTGAGCCCATGAGGCTGGCAATTATGAAGGAGATGGGTTTAAGATAACCCACCTCTTTCAATCATAGAATAAACAAGGACATCTATAGGTAATTAATATTAAGGTCAAATTTAAAAGACCACTGATATGGACAAGTTAATCGTCAACATTTGCGCTAGCTCAGATTCATTTGGAGCTTTTGCAGAAAACTGTGATGGGGTTTACGCTGCCGGCAACAGCGTAAAGGAGGTAAAGGAAGACGTGCTTGACGTTATCAAGATTCTAAAAGAAGAAATGCCGGAATCTGAATTGCCTGAGGCAATAAGAGAAAATTGGCAAATTGAATGGCACTATGATGTGCAGTCGCTCCTTAGATATTATGAGGGAGTGATTACAAATGCAGCTCTTGAAAGACTGACAGGTATTAACAAAAAGCAGTTGTGGAATTATTCGCATGGCGTTTCAAAGCCAAGAAAGGAAGCAAGAGAAAAAATTGAAAAGGCATTACACTCGCTTGGGCAGGAACTCTTGGAGTTCAGTCTTTGAGTGTGACTTCGACCCAATCCAACTAAAGGCGGTTCCCGTGAATGCGGCCGCCTTTTTTTCGTGTGCCCATCCCTCACAGGAGTGGCGCACACGCGGAAAGAGAGCATTGACATCACGGGAAACGCCTAAAAATTAAAATAGTAAAAAAATATTTACTGCAAGTTTTGGTTAGTAAAGAATTATTTACTAACTTTGCAGTGTCAATAAGACACAGAACTAATATTTTTTTGCCAGTGACGGACGAAGAATTTAAAAAAGAGAAGGATGAACTCTTCGACATGCTCGACACCTTTCGCCTGATTCAGGACAGAGGCGAACGCAGAAAGTTCAGGACATTACTACGAGCCATGTTCCATGAACTGACAAAAGATTAAATTCTACACTTTTGCCCCTCTCCCTCCACATAGGGAGAGAGGTTAATAAATAAGTCCGTCAAAGCAAATGAAAGATAAATCTAATTATGGCATTAAAACAGAAATCAGAATCAACCGTTGAAAAGGTCAGGTTCATGAAAGAATCCGACCTTTTGAAAGTAATCAATGGAACTTATCTTGCTGAGAGATTTTTCGGCAAGTCCGGAAGCTGGTTCTCACAGAAGATTAACAACCATGAAAAGAATGGCAAGCCGGTAGAGTTTACAGAAGAAGAAATCAAAACACTTAAAGAAGCACTCGTAGTAATATCCCTTGAACTTCAGGATTTGTCTGACGAACTGTAATTATCGTCCGTCATTGCGTCAGTAATCCTGCCCCTTGATCCTTAGGCGGTTCCCGTGAATGCTGTAGCCGCCTTTTTTCGTGTGCCCATCCCTCACAGGAGTGGCGCACACGCACTAATTTCAAAGGGCAACCTCTTTAATAAAGAGCTCGTAAAATGCTGAAAAATAGTAGCTAAAACAACCCAACATGCCAATAAATGACACACTGCACGACACACTAATTTTATAAAACGCAGATATATAGATATTTAAAAATTCTATAGTGGAATCGTGAGAGGGGCGTAGTGGAAGCGCCCCTCTCTTTTGTGTTTCAGTGGGTTAGGTGCGTTGGTCTTTGATTGTCAGTGGATTGGCCGTTGCGCGTTTCGCGCAGTTTGTTACAGTTTCGCGCAAGGGGGCGAATTTAACGGCACTTTATTTGACACACTTTTTGGCACACTCTGCTTTTTTGACACACTATCTGACACACCGTTTTCTCACGATTCCACCAACGATTCCACTGTTTTTTGAAGACCCTTTTTGACCAAACACGGGAGGGGCAGGGCCGCGAACTTTAATGTCGGAGGTTGAATTTGGACATCTCGGCCTCTTTCTGGCGGTTGACGATCTCAAGGTAGGGGCGGAGGGAGGCGACTTCTGTGTGGCCTGTCCATTTCATGACTATGTGGATGGGGATGCCGAGGTAGATGGCGTTGCAGATGAAGGTGCGGCGGGCGCAGTGGGATGAGAGGCGCTGCCATTTGCGGTCTGTGCGGTCGATGCGCCGCGAGCCGTAGTACTGGGAGGAGATGACCGTGGCCTCGATGCCGATGGACTTCCCTATTTCTTTGAGGAGGTGGTTGAGGCGGTTGTTGGTGACGGAGGGGAGGGCGAGCGGCCCCGGCTGGGCGGCGTATTTGGCGAGGATCCGCGCGGAGTGGTCGTTGAGCTCGATGCGCAGGGGCGTGCCTGTCTTGATGGCCACGACCTCGAAGTAGGCGCCGAGGACGGCGGCCTTGCGGAGCGCGGCGGCGTCGGAGTAGCGGAGGCCGGTGAAGCAGCAGAAGAGGAAGAAGTCGCGCGCCCTCTCCTCCTCGCTTCCGGGCGCGAGCTCTGCGGACTCGAGTCGCATCAGCTCCTCCCATTCGAGGAACACGACAGGCTGCCTGACGGTCTTGACATCGGGCGAGAACCCTTTCCAGGCCGACTCGGGTAGGAGGTCTTTCTGCGAGGCCCAGGCGAGGAACCAGCGGATGGTGCGGCAGTGCTTTATTATTGTGGCGTTTGAGTAGCCCTTCTGGCCGGTCTTGAAATTGTTCGGCGATAAGCGGTTGGCGGCCATGAACTCCACGAGGCCGTCGAGCAGTTCGGGGGTTATTTCGCGGAAGGTGAGGCGCGGCCTGTAGCGAGAGATTATCTCCTTGACGGCCATCACGCTCTTGACGGTGTTGAAAGCCCATCCCTTTCGGGCCTCGCCGTGGGCTACGAACTTCAGGAACGCCTCCTCGACAGTGGGGGCGGACTTTTTCGAGTCGGGGCTGACTGCGGCCTTCAGCTCTTCAGGCGACGGGGCGCGGTCCTCCATCTCGCACATCATGAAATAATCGTTGACGAGCGACTCGAGGCGGTCGAGCTCCTTGTTGATGACAGCCGCCGGGATTTTTGAGGGGCCGTGTGCAGTGTTGAGGCGGCATCTTTGTCCGTCCCACTTCAGGCGCCCCTTCGCGTCCTGGCGGTCAACCTCGAAGCCGACCCAGAGGAGGACACGGCGGGCGTTCCACCTGACCTGCATCCGGAGCCACCTGTCCTTGAACTGGTAGCTTATGTTGCGTTTTATCGGGGTCATGTGTCAGAAAGTTTTTAGGGAACCGAGCACACGGTAGACAATGGCAATGATCGAGACCGGGATGTCCTGCTCGTCGTAGTCAGGGTTAGTGGGTATAAGTCGGTAGTGGCCCGGCATGGAAGACTTGCCGAGCCTTTTAATTGTGCGCATGCCTGTTGTTGTTATGATTCCGTATATGTCGCCGAACGGGAGGAACGAGGGGTCTTGGACGAGCTGCATGGCGACCCTGTCGCCGTTCGAGATCTCCGGCTCCATAGATGCGCCCGAAGCCTTGCACCAGAGGGTTGCGCGGTCATACCCCGGCATCCGGACGAGGAAGTCCGGGTTAACGACCGTAGAGTTTGTAAGCTCCGAGAATCCGCACTCGAAGAACTCGTCGTAGTAAGGGACTCCGTCGGCGTAGTTTATAAGAGGCGACTCCAGCGCGTCCTGCTTGAGCATCTCGCCTTCGCCGGTCAGTAGCCATGATGGATTCAATTCGGGAAAGGATGATAGAATATATTCTATTTTATTGCTTCCGATTGATCCTTTAAAATTTTTGATATAGCCATTGCTTAACCCTGCTTGCCTTTCAAACTCAGCGATAGTTAACCTTTTATATTTAGCAATATCCAAAAGTCTGTCTTTTAGTGCCATAATTTTTATAATATTTATATTAACATTTCTTAACGGAAGATATTCTATTAAATATTTGCATAATGGAATATCTTCTATTAACTTTGCAACCGAAAACGGAAACAATCACGCGCAAAGATACGAAAACGCGCACGATTCCGAAAAAGAAACCGAAAATAAAAAAAGAGAAAAGATTATGACTAAAAGCGAAAGAAAGAAGAAGAGGGCGCCGCCTCCTACCCGAACGCCCTCCGGCAAAAAACTTAGCCTTCCTTCACAGGGATGAGCATACAAAGGGCTTTTGCCTTCTTAGGGCGCACCACCTTGCCGTTCACGATTCTGTGATGACGGAATACCAACTTATAAAGTTTGCCATCGATAACTGTGGTTCTGCACATGTTAACACCTCCTTTCTCCGGTAAGAACCCGGCGCGGTCCTGCTTTCCTACAGCAAGACAAAGCCCGGTGGTAGGAACGCCGGGCTTATCTCCTTCAAAGAGGAGGAGGGTTAAAATGCGGAGGTGTTACTCGTGCATTACCAAGTTATCGCTGCAAAGATAACAAATAAGAATGACATTCCGAAAATAAAAACGAAATAATTAACGAAAATTTCACCGAAACAGAAACCGAAAAAAGATGGAAGCGAGGCAGACAACAATATTTGACATGCTCGGCGGGGAGGGCGGCACTTCCGGCTCTCCGGGAGCCGGCACGGGGGAGCATAGGACAGCGGCAGGGCGGAAGCGAAGGGCGGAGGTCTTCAACGACTATGAGGGATTTGTTGAGAAGTTCAAGCCGAAGAAGACCACGGACGACTGCTACACGCCGCCGGAGATCTATGACGCCGTGCTGGAGTGGGTTGGCGACAACATCGCTCCGCTGGATGGGCTGACAGTGCGTAGGCCGTTCAAGCCCGGGGGCGACTACCAGGGGGAGGCGGAGGGTTACGGCCCCGGCGACGTGGTGATAGACAACCCACCTTTCTCGATACTGGCGAAGATTATAGATTTCTACTGCGCCGCCGGTGTAAGGTTCTTTCTCTTTGCTCCCTCCCTGACGCTATTCAGTGCCCCTCGCCCCGGCGTGACATACATATGCGTACATGCAAAAGTGATATACGAGAACGGGGCTCGCGTGAAAACTTCCTTTGTGACGAACATGGAGGGGAGGCACAGGGTAATTGTCGCCGGCGACCTCTGCAAGAAGCTCGACGCAATAAGCGACAGGATGAGGAGGCAGAAGACAGCGAAGGAGCAGAAGCGGTGGCTCTATCCGATGGAGGTGATGACCTCCGCTCTTATTGGAAAGGTAGCCACTCGGGGAATATGCTTCAAGGTGCCGATGGATGAGGCTGAGGTTGTGCGCAAACTTGACAACCAGTGCGGAGCCTTGTTCGGAGGAGGCTTCCTGCTGTCGGAGCGGGCGGCGGCGGAGCGGGCGGCGGCAGAGCTGGCGGCGGCAGAGCGGGCGGCGGCAGAGCTGGCGGCGGCGTTCAGGGTGGAGCTGTCGGAGCGGGAGCGGGAGATTGTGAAGAGACTGGGCAGCCCGGGAGGGTCCCGTCGCCAAGAGAGGCGAGAAACCACTTGATAATTACACAAGACTGTTAAGAGTGTTTTTTTGTATCATAAATTTAAGATTATTACAACTATCCTGTCACCCTCTCGCCGCGAGGCGCGGGGGGACGCATGGGAGAGGGACGGCCTCCAAGGCGGACGGCGGAGGCTCATAAATCTGGCACGGCCAACCGGGTTCGACTCCCGGCTCTCCCGCGAGTTAAAACTTTAAGGCAATAAGATATGAAGACAGCAACAAGAAACGCCGCTCCGGGTGTGCTCACGCCCTGGCAGGAGGCGAAGAGGGAGCGCGACGCCCGGATGGCGAGCGAGCACGCGGCCCTACTGAGAGAGAGGCCGGACAGGAGCCGGACGGTCATGAAGGACTATCTGAAGGAGAAGTACGGGCTTGTGTCCGACTCGGCTTATTACGCGGCCCTGGAGCGCGGGGCTCATCACCTTGAGGAGAAAGGGGGCGCGTCATGGCGATGATCAACACGGAGAAACTGGCCTACGGCAACGCCGGGCTGGCGAAGGTGCTGGGCGTGTCGGTGCGCACGGTGCAGGACTGGAAGAAGGAGGGGCTTCTGGACTACGCGATAGCCCTGGAGTTCCGGAGGACGATAATCTATGACGTGAAGAAGGCGTTCGAGGCCCTGAGCCACGCGCAGTGCAAGAGGGGCAGGTAGGATGGCCGGGCAGTATGGACAAAAAAAAGAGAAAGAAGACATGGAAAGAGAGTTTGAGAAGGCGAAGCGCATGACGGTTGTCAGTTTCGCGGCAGGTTTACTGGGGATGCTGGCGGCGGTTCTGCTTCTGGCGGTCCCGGAGGAGAAGGGGTGCGCCTGGGGCTGGGCGCTTCAGATGGCGTGGACAAAGGGTCTGGCGTTCCTGCTGGCCTGGGCAAGCTACCGGCTATGGAGGCGCGAGGCGTGAAATGGTGGAGGGTGATAACGGAGAATAAGTTGAACAATGAAAAGAGATAAGCTATGGAGATTAAGATTAAAGTTGAGATCGGGCTGACCCCGGCTATGGAGCAGGCGTTGATGAGCCTGGCAAGAGGGATCAGCCTTTCGGCTGGGACGAGCCTCCCGGCGGGTCGCTCTGAGGAGCATAAGACTGAGGCGGCAGAGGCTCCGGCTGCGGTGGCTGCGGCAGAGGCTTCGGCTTCGGCTTCGGCTCCGGCTGCGGTGGCTGCGGTGGCTGCAGCAGAGGCTTCGGCTCCGGCGGGGGTTGTGCCGCCTACGGACGAGGAGATGCGGACGCTTATGGACATCGCGATCTCGCGCGTGGCGGGGAACGGCTGGATGGACAGCAAGGACCCGGCTGTGGTGAGGCTCCGCCGTGGATGCACGGAGCAGTTCAAGGCCATAGCCCGCCATCTGGGGGCCGAGAAGCCGACGACCCTTCAGGGGGACGCGAGGACGAGGTTCGTGGCCGAGCTTGACAACATCTATGTGAAAAACGGGGCAGACGTTGAGTGGCTGCCGTTCTGATTAACGATTAACGAATTAGCAATGGAAGAGAATAAAGAGACCGGGAAGGCGGAGCGGGCGCACTCGCTGCTTGGGGCGAGCTCGAGCCACAGGTGGCTCCACTGCACGCCGTCGGCGATGGCCGAGGCTTCCTATCCTGACGCGAGCTCCGAGTTCGCCCTTGAGGGGACGCTGGCGCACGCCCTGTGCGCCAGGACGCTGAAGCAGTCGCTGGGGATGGACACCTCCGGGGAGGAGGCCGAGATAGCGGGGCTCTACGACCGCTGGCACACCGGGGAGATGGACGAGCATGTGGAGGGGTATGCGGCCTATGTGTCCGACCGCTACAGGCAGGCCCGCGAGAGGGCCGCGCGCCGGGGCGGGATGATGCCCGAGATAAGCATAGAGAGGCGGCTCGACTACTCGCTGTGGGTGGAGGGTGGCTTCGGCACCGGCGACGCCGTGATCGTGAGCGACGGCGAGGTAGAGGTCATAGACTTCAAATATGGGAAAGGCGTGGAGGTGAGAGCGGAGCGCAACACGCAGATGATGCTCTACGCGCTCGGGGCCATAGACCTTTTCGACTATGCCTATGGCGTGGAGACCGTGGCGATGACCATCTACCAGCCGCGCATAGGGAACCTGTCGACTTGGAGCATGAGGGCGGCAGACCTTAGGCGCTGGGCGGAGGAGGAGCTCGCGCCCCTTGCGCGGCTGGCGGCGACAGGGCGCGGCGTGAGGAGCAGCGGCCCGTGGTGCCGGTTCTGCAAGGCCAAGGGGGACTGCCCCCGGCTTGCGGCGGAGAGCCTGGAGCTGTGGCAGCTCCACGAGGACTCCGGGGCGATAAGCGCGGAAGACCTCCCTCGCGTGCTTGAGCGGCTCGGGGCCGTGAGCGACTGGGTGAAGGCCGTGGAGGAGCGCGCGCTGGCCCGCGCCCTCGCCGGGGAGAGCATCGAGGGCTGGAAGGTGGTGGAGGGGAGGAGCGTCCGCAAAATCTCCGACCCCGAGAGGGCCGCCGCCATCCTGAGGGAGCACGGCGCCGGCGACTCCGAGATATTCAAGCCCCGGGAGCTGCGCACCATCACCGACCTTGAGAAGGCGTGGGGGAAGAAGGCGTTCGGGGCGATGATGGGCGACGTGATCCAGAAGCCCCGGGGGAAGCCCGCGCTCGTGCCAGACAGCGACAGGCGCAAGGCCATGAGCGCGGCAGACGATTTCAAGGGCATAAACCTATAAACCTATAAACCTATTAAAACCAAAAGAACAATGGAAAAGATCAAAAGAATCAAGCCGAAAAGAAACGGCAGCAGGGTGGTGTTCATGTGCAGGCTGAGCTATGTTCACCTCGACGCTCCCTGGAGCGGGAGCCAGGACAATGAGAAGAAGTACACCGTTTCGTGCATCATCCCCAAGGATGACAAGGATACAATCGACGCCGTGAAGGCCGCCATAGACGAGGCGCTCACGGCGGGTGTGCCCCAGGTGTGGAAGGGCGTGAAGCCTAACCTGAGGAGCTCAAACTTCAAGTACCCCCTGAAGGACGGCGACGACGAGAGGCCGGACGACGAGGCATACGCCGGGGCGATGTTCCTGAGCGCGAGCAGCAAGACGGAGGTGCCGGTTCTGAACAGGCTCAAGGAGCGCATATCGCCGAACGAAGCCTACAGCGGCTGCTACGCGATGGTGAGCGTGAACTTCTTCGCCTTCTCCAAGGGGAGCAACGGCGTGGCCGCCGGCCTTAACGCCGTGCTGAAGTATGCCGACGGCGAACGCCTCGGCGGCGCGGGCGACGGCAGCCGCGACTTCGACAGCTACGACTTCGGCGTTGACGAGAGCCTGAGCGACCTTTGACACATAAAACGGCAGGATAAGCAATGAACGGCAGGAAATATGACATAGCGACCGGGAAGAGCCGGTTCGACAAGATATGGCGCAACACCACGCTGACATGGGGGGAGCTTTTAGCCCGTCTCTCCTCTCCTGTCGTGACCCCGGAGACGATGGCCGACTTCAAGGTGCTCGCCCCGGCCTCGCAGACTGGCATCAAGGATGTCGGGGGTTTCGTGGGGGGCTACCTTGAGGGGGGCGTGCGCAAGGTGACGGGCATCAGGAGCCGGAGCCTCGTGACGCTTGACTACGACCGGTTTGACGCGGCGCACCTTGAGCGCGTGCGCGGGAGCCTCGACTGCGCGTGGGCGATGCACTCGACGCACAAGCACACGCCTTCGGCGTGGAGGGTGCGTCTCGTGGTGGCGTGCTCTCGCGACATGACCCCGGACGAGTACGGGGCCGTGGCGCGGCGTGTGGCCGAGGCGTGCGGGTTCGAGGGCATAGACCGGAGCACGTTCGAGCCTTGCCGGCTTATGTTCTGGCCGAGCCGCCCGAAGGACGCGCCGTTCCTGTGGGAGACGGGGGAGGGGGAGCCGCTTGACGTTGACGCGACGCTGGCCGGCTATGCCGACTGGCGCGACATGAGCGCGTGGCCGATGCTTCCGGAGGAGGAGGCCGGGCTGGCTCTGGGTCTCGCGCCAGCGGACGGGAAGCCCCGGGCCGCCGACGCTTTCCGCGAGCAGGGGAGGTTCGGGCGGCAGGAGGACCCCCGGCAGAAGCGGGGGCTGGTGGGGGCGTTCTGCCGCGCCCATGACATCGAGGGCGCGATCGCGGCGTTCCTCCCTGAGGTCTACACGAAGAGCCGGGGGAGCCGCTACACGCACGCCGGGAGCAGCACGGCCGGGGGCGCGTGGGTGCTCGACGGGGGGAGGTTCCTCTATTCGTTCCATTCCACCGACCCCTGCTGCGGGCGGCTGATGAACTCGTGGGACCTTGTGAGGCTCCACCGGTTCGGCGACCTCGACAGGGGGGCGCGCGAGGACACGCGCACTGACAGGCTCCCCTCGACTAAGGCCATGGAGCGGCTTGCGCTTGAGGACAGGGACACGAAGCTCCGGCTCATGGACGAGCGGAGGCTGGAGGCCGCCTCCGACTTCGCGGGGCTTGACTTCGGCTCTGACGGCACTCCGGGAGCCGGGGGCGAGGAGGAGAGGGCCTGGCGGGAATGGGACGAGGTGAGGGCGGGGTTCCACACCAACAAGAGGGGGGACGTGGAGACCACCATCACCACGGTGCATGACACAATCATGCACCACCCGGCGCTGAAGGGGAGGCTGAGGCTGAACCGGTTCACGGGAGACATCGACGTGTTCGGCTCGCTGCCGTGGGAGCGGGAGTCGAAGACGTGGACGAACACTGACGACGCGGAGCTGCGGAAGTGGCTCGACGCGGAGGTGAGGATGACGGGGAAGGACAAGATCCAGGACGCACTCGTGAGCGCGTCGAACCGGCTGGGGTACCACCCGGTGAAGGACTATCTCGAGAGCATCGAGTGGGACGGCGCCCCGCGCCTCGGGCGGCTCTTCATAGACGTGCTGGGCGCGGCGGACACCCCCCTGAACCGGCGGCTGGCGGAGCTGTTTTTCACGGCGGCTGTGAGGCGCATCTACAGGCCGGGGGAGAAGTTCGACTATTTCATCATCCTGCAAGGCCCGGAGGGGTGCGGCAAGTCGTCGCTCTTCTCCCTGATGGGGGGCGAGTGGTTCTCGGACTCGGTTGTGACCATCGAGGGGAAGGACGGGATGGAGAGCATCCAGGGGGCGTGGATAATAGAGATCGGCGAGCTTATCGGCGTGAAGAGGAGCGAGGCGGCGAGCGTGAAGAGCTTCATCAGCCGGCAGGAGGATGTCTACCGCCCGGCCTACGGGCGCGTGAGGGAGCGGCGGCGGAGGCAGTGCGTGCTTGTGGGGACCACCAACGACGAGCACTTCCTGCGCGGCATCAACGACAAGAACCGGCGCAGCCCGGTCGTTGAGGTGCGCCCGGAGCTGCGGCGCGCGGCCGAGGGGGTGAGGGAGTATGTGGGGCGGTGGCGCGACCAGCTGTGGGCCGAGGCCGTGGCTCTCCACAGGCGCGGCGAGCCGCTTTATCTCGACGACTCCTATGACGAGGCCATCAGGGAGGTGCAGGACAGGCACAACCTTGAACGTGCGAACCCGGTGCTGCCGGACATCGACGACTTCCTTGACATGTGGCTCCCCGACCGCTGGGACTACGAGAGCCTCGAGGATCGGCGGAACTGGTGGAAGAGAAACCGTGGCGACACGCGGCTGGAGGGGGCCTTAGGGCACCATCTGCGGGAGACGGTGACAGTGCCGGAGATTCTTCAGGAGCTTCTTGAGATGAGCCGGGGCGACCGGGAATATTCGGCTCGCAGCCGCGAGGTTGGTCAGTACCTGAACAGCCTTTCGGACTCGTGGGAGATGAAGGGTAGTGGGAGGTCTAAACTTTACGGTGTGCAAAAAACTTGGCATCGTAAGGAATCTGCCTTCCCGAAAAATCTCGGTTACACTTTAAATGATTTATAATAACATTTTTATAAACGATATTTTGAAAATGTAACCGAGAAATATATAAAGATGCAAAACATATGTCCTAATAACATAATGACACGTTAGGACATACGCGCGGAAGATTATATGCAAACCCGGTTACACGGTTACAATTTCACATAAAAGTAAAAAAAGGCAATGGAAAAAGACACAAGATTCGAGGGTCTCAAGGCTGAGATCCTCAGGAGAGCGAAAGAGGCGCAGGCATGTGTGCCGGAGTATTCAAGGGCATACAAGGTCGAAACCCTTCAGGAGCTTATGGAGGTGGTGAAGGAGAACTTCTATTGGTGCTGCGCACACGGGGTGATCACGCCGGAACTGGTTGCGGAGCACGAGGAGGAATTTGAATGGAACGGCATTTATGCCAACAAATCCGTAAAATCCGGATATATCCTGGCTTCGGGCAACGCCACCGTGGAGGCTTGGGGCAACGCCACCGTGCGGGCTTGGGACAACGCCACCGTGCGGGCTTCGGGCAACGCCACCGTGCGGGCTTCGGACAACGCCACCGTGCGGGCTTCGGACAACGCCACCGTGCGGGCTTCGGGCAACGCCACCGTGGAGGCTTCGGGCAACGCCACCGTGGAGGCTTCGGGCAACGCATATGTCTCATCATTTTTTAAGATTAAGGTTAGATTGGATGAAGATGCAATCTACAGGCTTCAGAGCGAAAGGATAGTCTACTGCAATTCTAATAAAATTTCTTTTCAAAAACATAGAGACGAAAGCGATGACGGGAGAGCGGACTAAGAAGGGGGAGCGGTACTGGGTGCTGTCGCCGGACAAGGATGAGGATCCGAGGGTGTACAGCGTGGTTGACACCGGGAGCGCGTTCGACGACGAGATGTGGCGGCGGGGCGTGTGCCACGCGACACGCGAGACGGCCTTTGCCGCGCTGAGGCTTAAGCGCAAGGCCGAAAAAAAAGAGAGGAACAGGGTCTACTCGAAGGAGTATTACCGGAAATATACAGACAAGTGCAAAAAGAGGAACCATGAGAGCAGAAAGAAGGCTAAGGCGAAACGCGGAGGTCAGTGAGAAGGCGATCGAGTGTTACCTGTCGCGGAGGGTAAGGGAGACCGGGGGCGTGTCGCTGAAATACAGCAGCGCGACAACGACCGGCTATCCCGACCGGCTTCTGCTCTACCCCGGGGGCGTGGCGGTGTGGGTGGAGGTGAAGAGCCACGGCGCACGCCCCACTCCGCTGCAGAGCCACCGGATAGCGACACTTCGCGGGCTGGGTTTCGCGGCCTATGTGTGCGACAGCCGCGAGAAGGCCGACGAGATAGTGGCGGCGGCCATGAGGAAGCGCGCCCCGGGGGAGGGGGGGAGCCATGAGGTTTAGCCCCCATCCCTACCAGAGCCGCGCGATAGCGTGGGTGGAGAGCCACCCGAGGTGCCTGCTGTTTCTCGACATGGGCCTTGGGAAGAGCATTGTGACGCTGACGGCAGTCCAGAACCTCTCGCGGCACGGGGAGGTGGGGCGCGTGCTTGTGATCGCTCCGAAGAAGGTGGCCGAGTCGACGTGGAGCACGGAGGCGGCGAAGTGGAACCACCTCGACCTGCGGGTGAGCGTGGCCTGCGGCGACGCCAGGAAGCGCGGCGCGGCCCTCGACAGCGAGGCCGACGTGTATGTCATCGGGCGCGACTCCGTGGTGTGGCTCTCCGACCGCTACAAGGGGCGGCTCCCGTTTGACATGGTGGTTATCGACGAGCTCACGAGCTTCAAGAACCACCGGAGCCTCCGGTTCAAGGCCCTCCGCAAGGGGCTCGCCGGCGTTGGTCGCGTGGTGGGGCTAACCGGCACGCCCGCGCCCAACGGGCTTATCGACCTCTGGGCGCAGGTGTGCTGCATAGACAACGGCGCGCGCCTGGGGCGGTTCGTGACCCATTACCGCCGCCGGTGGTTCAACACAGTGGAGCGCAATAACATCATCATCAAGTGCTGGCCGAAAGAAGGGGCGGAAGAGGAGATTCACGCCCTGCTGTCGGACATCGCGCTGACGATGCGGGCCGAGGACTGGCTGAGCCTCCCCGAGAAGATGGAGGAGACAGTGCCTGTGATGCTTCCGTCGGGCGTGATGGGTCGTTACCGCAAGTTCGAGCGCGAGCGCATCATGGAGACGCTTGCGGCGGCGGGGGGCGACCCCGGGATGGTGACAGCCGCGAGCGCGGCCGCCCTGACCGGGAAGCTCTCGCAGTTCGCCAACGGCGCGGTGTATGGCGACGACGGGGAGGCCGTGGAGATCCACGGCGAGAAGCTCGACGCGCTTGGCGAGATCCTGGAGGCCGACGATAGCCCCGTGCTGTGCTTCTACCAGTACAGGCACGACCGCGACCGCATCATGCGTCGGTTCTCGTCGCTTCACCCCCGATCCTACGGCGGCGAGGAAGACCTCCGCGACTGGAACGCGGGGAGGGTGCGGCTGATGCTCGCCCATCCGGCCAGCACGGCGTTCGGGCTAAACATGCAGGCCGGGGGCCACCGGATCGTGTGGTTCTCGACCGGATGGAACCTCGAGCTCTACGAGCAGGCCAACGCCCGCCTCCACAGGCAGGGGCAGCAGAGGCCGGTGACAGTGCAGAAGCTGGTGGCCATGGGCACAGTTGACGAGCGCATGGAGGGGGCCATCACCGGCAAGGGGGAGAGGCAGGCAGAGTTTCTTGACGCGATGAAATCTTACATCAGGGAGCATGGCAAAGGATGCTGAATATAACAGGCTGATACACACGGCGCGGTGGCTGCGGCTGCGGCGTCGCGTGCTGACGGCTCGCCCTCTGTGCGAGCGTTGCGAGCAGGAGGGGAGGCTGACGGCTGCGCGCGAGGTTCATCACGTGCGCCCCGTGGAGCACGGGCTGACGGCTGCGGAGAAGGAGCGGCTGATGTTCGACCCTCAGAACCTCCGCGCCCTCTGCCGCCCCTGCCATGTGAGCGAGCACGAGTCGATGGGGCGGAGCGGGAGGGCGGCTGCGCGGCGCATCAACGACGCGCACACGTCGGAGGCCATCTCCCGTTTCTTCGGCGACGAGTGACCCGGGGCCCTTTTTTTAAAAGGGGTATAGGGCCGTTAAACCCCGCGCCCACCTCTGAAAATGCGCGAGCGATTTTTTCAAATTAAGCAAAAAGGAGATTTAGGACAATTTTTTTATATTTACGGCGAATTTTACGAAATATTCAACAAAATGGCAAAGAAAGTATCGGACTACAGGAAAGACATAGCGCGTGCTTTGCGCGCCGCCGGGAAATACAGCAAGGGGCTTGACATCCAGATCATCTCTCTTGCCGGGGCAATCCGGACACTTGAGCTGGCCAACGACGAGATAGACAGCCTCGAGGGTGTGACCATCCCGGTTGTGTCGCGCTACGGCAACGACACGATAGGGCCGCACCCCGTGTTCAGGATCCAGAAAGAGGCCCAGGAGAGCGTGACGAGGCAGATGAAGGCACTCGGCCTCACCGCCGAGGAGCTGAGCGGCATTGACGACAACGACCCGATAATCGACCTGACGAAAAAGGTTATAGACTCCACGCGCAAAAGCGTGGTCATAAAACCCGAAGAGAGATGACAGAGGAGGAGAGAGCGAGGCTGACACTGGCCAAGGCAGAGGTGACGGCGTGGCTGGGGAGATCCGACATAGGGAGCTACCGCCTCCGGGATGTAGACATCAGGCTCGACCAGTACGTCAGGGAGGTTGCGGGGAACCCCGGCGGGCACAACCTGTTTGAGCAGCTTGCGGTGAAGAGATTCCTCGGGATGTGCCGGAAATACGGCATCAACGCCACGGAGGTTTGGCGTTTCTTCACGCTTTACGAGAGCCTGTACTTCCCCGGGAAGCGCGGCCAGCGCACCTACCGGCTGACCCCGGTTCAGGCATTCCAGTTCGCGGCCATCACAGGTTTCTGGGAAGGGGAGCGGCGCGTGGTGAGGGATGCCGTGCTATACGTCCCCCGCAAGTTCAGCAAGACCACCTCGTCGGCGGCGTTCGCGGTGAACGACCTTCTTTATGGCGACAGCAACGCCGAGAGCTACACCGGTGCAAACAGCAGCGACCAGGCCAAGAAATGTTTCGACGTCATCAGGGGGTGCGTCCGCCGCCTCGACCCCAAAGGTCGGCGCTATGTGGTGAACGAGCAGATGATCAAGAGCCGGCGCCCCGACCGGATAGCGTTCTGCCAGTGCCTGACGGCCAACGCCAGGACCAAGGACGGCCTGAACGCCTCGACCGTGATCATGGACGAGTTCAGCCAGGCCCGCGACTCAGAGCTTCTGACGGTTCTCACCACGTCGATGGGCGTGCGCGACAACCCACTGACCGTGATCATCACGACGGCGAGCGACGTGTTCGAGGGGCCGTTCTACGAGATGCTCCAGGGCTACAAGCAGGTCTTGCTCGGCGAGATAGAGGATGACAGCCTGTTTGTGCACATCTTCGAGCCCGACATCGACGACCCGGAGGACAGCGAGGCTACATGGCGGAAGGTTCACCCCCACATGGATGTGACAGTGAGCATGGACTTTTACCGGCAGGAGTACAAGAAGGCCACGCGCGACGGCGCGGCGGCGATGCTGGCGTTCCGGACGAAGCTTCTGAACGTGTATGCCGAGAACGAGCAGAAATGCTGGATCTCGTCCACCCTCGCCCGGAGCGTGAGCGGGGCCATGCCCCTCGACTCATTCCAGGGGAGGCCCGACGCGATGGTTGCCATAGACCTGAGCGAGAGCGACGACTTCTCCGCCGTCACCCTCGGAGTCTATGACAAGGGCGAGAAGGGGTTCCGGTTCCACACGTCCTACTTTTTTCCGGAGGGGGCATTGCCCGGCCACGCTAACGAGCGGCTCTACCGGGCATGGGCAGAGCGCGGTCATCTGACGCTGACGAAAGGGGACGTGATAGACTACCGGGCGATCGTTGACTACGTCCTGATGCTCAGCCGCCGCGTGCGCATCCTGGGGATAGGCTATGACGCATGGAAGAGCCAGGAGTGCGTGAACATGCTCCGCGCCGCCGGGGGCTCAGGGGCTCTGACCCCGGTGGGGCAGACCTACGGCGTGTTCACGTCGCCGGTCGAGACGTTCGAGCACGGGGTCAAGACCGGGAAGATCCATATAAACGACAACCCCATCAACTTCTACTGCTTCGGCAACGCTGTCCTTGACTATGACCGGATGGAGAACTGCAAGCCCGTGAAGCGCCGGCACGCCGACAAGATAGACGGCGTGATCACGATGCTGATGTGCCTGAGGCAGTTTCTTGACTTCAAGCGATAAAAAAGAGAATTATTATAAGCTCACGGGGCGGTTTTTCGGAGGATATTCACTATCTTTGCGGCATACGAAATATTCTTTTCTTTTATGGGATTCCTCTCAGCTGTCACACAATTCCTTTTGCGCGGCTCAGGGCAGGAGGGCGCCGGCGGCAACGCGTCTGACGCGCCGGCAGGGAAGCCGGACGCGCCCCGCACGGGGGCGCGTCCGGTTTTCGACTTCCCCCTGACCCCTGCGCTGAGCATAGGCACGGTTTATTGCTGCGTCCGCCTTCTTTCAGAGAGCGTGGCGAGCCTCCCGGTGCAGATACTTCGCCGCCGCGGCGGCATCTTCACAGAGGATTTCTCAAATTCATTGTCTTATTTGCTTAATGTTCAGCCAGACTCTGCCACAAGCTCCTTCGACTTTCTTCGCGGGCTTGTGGCGGAGCTCCTGCTCGCCGGCAACGCCTATGTCGTGCCGTTCTATGGCGAGAGGGGTTATTGGCGGCTTGCGCTGTGCGGCCGCCACACGGTGAGCCATGACACCACGGCCGACACCTACACGATAAGCGACAGCGTGACGGGCGTGTATGGCAAATATGACGAGAGCCAGGTGATCCACATAAAAGGGATGCCCGGGGCCGACCCGAAGACCGGCCAGAGCGTCCTTTCGTATGCGAGGACAGCGACCGCGATAGCCGGCACCGGCGACCGCGAGACCCTCAGCCGCTTCGCCAACGGGGGCGACGTGAGGGGCATAGTCAGCAACGGCGCCGACATAAGGGGTTTCGGCGAATACCAGGACAAGGAGCTGGAGAAGGTGGCCGACAATCTTGACGACCGTTTCCGCTCCGGGGAGCGGATAGTGTCGCTTCCGGGCCAGGTGGCCTGGAGCCAGCTTTCGATGAGCTCAGCCGACATGCAGTTCCTTGAGAGCCGTAAGTTCACAGTCCGCGAGATATGCCGATTTTTCGGGGTCCACCCGAGCTTCGTGTTTGACGACACGTCGAACAACTACAAGAGCGCGGAGATGGCCAACGTGGCGTTCCTGTCGAACACGCTCAACCCCCTTCTGCGCAAGATCGAGGCCGAGTTCCAGCGCAAGCTGTTCCCGGAGTCGCTCTATCATAAGTGCCGGGTGTCATTCGACCGGCGCGGCCTCTACGCCTGCGACCTCGACACCAAGGTGAAGTACCAGTCGCAGATGATAGCCGCCGGGCTCTACACCGTGAACGAGGCCCGCCGTGAAGAGAACCGCCCCCCGGTGGAAGGAGGCGACGCGGTTCTTGTGAGCGCGAACCTCCGGAGGATCGACGAGCCGGCGAACGGTCTTGCAGACGGGAGCAAAGAAGAGAAAGAGGACAAAGAAGAGAAAGAGGACACAGAAGACACAGAAGAAAATGACGAAGGCAAAAAAGATTGATATAGGTTTAAATGTAAAAAGAGAGGCACACACGCCCTCGGAACTGCGTGTGCGTGACACAGGGGAGGGGGAATCGTCCGGCAGGGTCATAGAGGGCTATGCCATCCTGTTCGACACCCCCTCCGCGCCTCTTTATGACGACGGCGAGGAGGAGCTTCGCGAGATAATAGGGCGCGAGGCCGTGACTCAGGAGCTTCTCGACAGCTCCGACATAAAGTTCACGATGTTTCATGACCGGCAGCTGCTGCTTGCCCGGAGCAAGCAAGGCTCCGGGACTTTGGGCTACACTATAGACGAGCGGGGCGTGGCCTTCAGTTTCGAGGCCCCCCGGACACCGGACGGCGACAAGGCGCTGGAGCTTGTGAGGAGCGGCATCATCGACGGCTGCTCGTTCGCCTTCAGCACCCGCTACTACGACCGCGACTATGTGGAGCGCAAAGTGGAGCGCAAGGGAGACAAGACAGTCGTGACATGCCGCGTGAAGGTGATGACCGGGGTCTACGACATGACCATCACCCCCGACCCGGCCTATCCGGCCACGAGCGTAGAGGCCCGCGACCTCTCAGCCGGGCTCCGCGAAGAGGGGCTACGCGACCTCGGGGAGTATATCCGCACGATGAGGGAGGCTTCCCGCCACAAGATATGAGCTAAAAACAAAACTATTCAATAATAACGGCAATGGCAAAACCGAAACAGACAGTGCTCCGAGAGCTTATCCAGCGACATCAGGAGAACACCACTCGCATAGGCGAGATCGCAGACGTGTGCGAGCGCGAGAACCGCGAGCGCACGGAGCAAGAGGACACGGAATATGTGCGCCTCGTGAGAGACAACGACATCATAGCGATGAAGATCCAGGCCCTCCAGAGCCCCGAGCTTCCGCGTAGCAGCAATCCCGACAGCATTCTCCGCGACAGCATAGCTAACCGCCAGCAGGTGACAGTTATGCTCTGCCGCGACCTCATGACCACGGCAGACGTAGAGGGGACAGGCATCATCCCCATCCAGCAGCAGGAGATGCTCAAGCCCCTCCGCGCCGGGCTTATCTACGACAAGGTGGGCCTCACCATCCGCACGGGGCTGAGCGGCGGCACACTCCGCTGGCCACGCCACGGCAAAGGTCAGGCCAAATGGGTGAAGGAGGGAGAGCGCCTTGAGGACTCCAATATAGACTGGAGCAAGCTCGAGACCAAGCCCGAGCGACTCGGCTGCGCCATCCCCGTGACCCGCGAGGAGCTCAACGACTCCGAGGGGATTGTGGAGGGCGTGGTGCGCGAGGAGATGCCCGCCGCCATTGTCGACTGCGTCAACGAGGCCCTTTTCACCACGGAGGGGACATACACAGACGTGAGCGACGGCAACAAGGTTAAAGACAAGGCCATCGTGGGCCCGTTTGTGGAGGCAGCCAAGACCCCGTTCGAGTTCGCCGGCGAAGTGCCCACGCGCAGGGAGCTTCTGAAGATGAAGGCGCAGGTCGTGAAGACCGGCATCAAGCTGATCGCCCCATGCTGGGTCATGACCGAAGACATGAAGGCCGAGCTCGAGGACATCAAGGTTGACTCCGGCAGCGGCAGGTTCCTTTGCGAGAACGACCATGTGCTCGGCTACCCCGTGTTCACCACCCCCCACATCGGCGACGGCCACATCGGCTTCGGCGACTGGGCATATCAGGCGGCAGGTTTCTTCGACTCCATGAACCTGATAGTGGACCCCTACACACTTGCCCGCAAAAACGCCGTGGATTTCGTTCTGAACGCCCGTTTCGGCACAGTCACCCTCTATCAGGAGGCGTTCATCCTTGGCAAGAAGAAGAAGAAGGAGGAGGAGGCATAAGCGATGTCTGAGGTGAGTCTGGAACTATTCAAGAAACACGTCCGCGCCGATGATTTCACCGGCGATGACGAGTATCTGCAGCATTTGCTGGACACTTCCGAGGAGCATATTGTGGGGGCCACGCGTCGCACGGCTGAGGAGCTTCGCGCGATGAACGGCGGCGTGTTCCCCCGCCCACTCGCGCAGGCGGCCATGATGCTCGCCGGGCACTGGTATAACCAGCGCGAGAGCGCGAGCGCGGCGCAGATGCACGAGGTTCCGGACGCTCTTCAGGCGCTTGTCAAACCCTGGGTAAAACTTGCTGACGATGCAGGCGGGACGGATGAAATATAAGCTGAGGCTCCTGAGGCCGGAGACGAAGGCCGACAAGTTCCGGTCGGAGAAGACGGTCTATGTGCCGACCGCGACCGTGTGGGCGGAGCGCGTGAAGTTCACAGGCGCGCGCCGGGAGGAGCTCGGCGAGCATTTCCCCGACTACAGCGCGGAGTTCAACATCCGCGACGCCCACGAGATAGACGAGAACTGGAGGGTGGAGCAGCTTGGCGGCCATGAGTACACGGTTACGAACATCGTGCCCAACATCGACCGAGGCATGCTCACACTGAAATGCGAACGTGTAAACAAGTGACGTGATGCTGACCTACGACGACAGAGAGCTGCAGCGGATGCTCAACGCCCTTGAGCCCCGGCGGCGCAGGCAGGCGCTTAAAGGAGGCTTCAGCAAGGCGGCGACCCGCGTGAGGCAGACGGCAGTGAGGCATCTGCGCAAGAGCGGGCTTCGCCAGGACAAGACGTTCGCGAAAGGGATCCGCCGGCTGGTCTACAGGAAAACCCTCGGCTTCCGCGTCACCATCGGGTCGAAAGAGAGCAGGAAGAAGCGTCTGCTCGCTCGTCAGAACGGGGAAGGCAAGGACAAAAAGCATATCCTGCTATGGGCTGAGGGCGGCACCCGGGAGAGGCGCACGAAAGCAAGGGTTTTCAAACGCCGGAGGCGCTCCCACAGCACCGGAAGGATGCCGGAATACGGGTTTATGAAAAAGACGAAAGAAGACGTGAAAGACGGTATAACGGAATATTTGCAAAACGACATCCGCAACAGCATACGCAGGATAGCAAAGAAATATGGATGCACCTAAGACATCGATAAGCGCGGGGATCATCATAGGGAAGCTCCTCTCTGAGGCCCCGGCGGTGGCCGGGATAACAGACAAGGTTTTCCCGGTGGCAGTAGACCAGGCCACGCTCCCCTACATCGTGTTCAAGACAATAGGGCTTGAACAGGCCCCCGTGAAAGGGGGGCAGGGAGCCGACACGGCAGAACTGGAGGTGTGCTGCTGCGCCGAAGGGTATGAGGAGTCCGTGACCCTCGCCGAGGCTGTGAGGGAAGCCCTCGACGGCATAAGCTGCGAGGAAGAGGGCATAAGGATGCGTTCATGCCGCCTCTCCGACCACGAGGAGTTCTGGGAAGACGACGCATATGTGGAGAGGCTTGTGTTTGACGTGAAAATTTAAATCAAAACTATTCAGATATTATGGCAAAAGATTATATCAATGGCAGTGACCTCCTGCTTAAAGTCGGGGGTAAGGCCGTGGGGCATTGCACGTCCCACACCATCACATTCAACACCGAGACCAAAGAGCGGGCCGTCAAGCCGGCGGCAGACGCGCCACTTTCGGCGGGCATGTGGAAAGAGAAAGGGGCGGCCGGCCTCTCTATCTCCATTTCTTTCGAGGGTCTTCGCTTTTATGACGAGAAAGAGAACGGCTATGAGGAGATTGCCG